ATCTTCAGGGTTGTTTTCAAATAAATTAACCCCAAATTCTGCTTTAGCAAATTCATTTAATTCTTTAGTCTGCATATCTCTAATAAGAGATTCCATATACTTAGTCCTTTTTTCAACACCGTATGGATCCTGAGAGTATGCTTTTATGTCAAATTGTCTGTCTGAAATTCCGTTAACAACTATATCTACAAACTTAGGTATAATTGGTACAGGCTTCCAGTCTAAATTCAAGTATGATAAATCCCCATTAATTGATAACTCATCTTTATATTTTTGAATTGGCTGCTCTCCTCGAGCGTATAATCTAAGATTATGAAAGGTTGCTTGGTTACTTTTGAACCTGCCGTTTCCATTATCGGAACTAAACCATTCATTTTCTATAGCTCTACCAATAGTGGTCCCGTAGTCTAATGACATTTTTTCTTGGTCACTAGCTATTTGGCTTGGAAAATAACTTGTTATAGGAGTGGTAGCCATATTTTTATTTTTTCATTATTTTTGATAAACCACCAGTGTTGGTGTATTTAGCTATTTTTAAATTTATTTTATTCTTTTCTACTTGAGGTCTTGGGTAGTATAAATGTCTATTACAAGCCATTATTGCTAACCCTGAACTTATTGCTGCATCAAACTTTGTTCGTTTATTTATATCGAATCCTGCCCAATCGTTTAGCGTTGTATTAAAATACATTGCTCCATATTGTCCATCTGATTGTAAACCAACGTGTTTGTCAATATACGTTTCGATAGCCGCTGCGTGAGCTTGCTTTATATCTTCACTCGAGTTAGGCATACCGCCAATTTCTCTTTCAGTTACTGATAACTTGTTCCAAAGCTTGTCTGGTCTATTCATTGAATAACCCCTGTATCCTCTTCTTTTAAAGTAGTACAATAACCTAGGCTTATTATTCTCTGCTAGTATAGGCATTCCATAAAATACGCATGCCATTAATACGTCTTCAAAAAATATTTCAGCAGTTTGAGGTCTAGCAATATATTCTAAAAAGAAAGTATTAACTGGATGATCCTCCATACTGAATTTAGTTAACCCATGCAAAGCTCCTTTGGAACCTTGACCATCTGTTGTTCCAGATATATCATAACTATCACAGCCAAATGCACCCATGTGCTCATTGCCTGGGCTTTTTAATCCATTCTTTACTATTTGCTTATTCTGTAAAGCACCGCTTGGAACCCATGATATTTTAAATCTTCCACTTGGATTTGGTGTAAATATAACAGTTGAATCTTTAATGCCGTTAGCCCACTGAAAATTGCCAGTAGTAACTACATTTGTATTACCAAGATCTTCGTTGTAATCTATTTGCTCGTATATCTTAACTAAGTTAAATATACTGTTTTTTGTTTCATCCCTGAAAGCGTGCTCCTCTGTGCGTGGGAACTGTCTATAGAATTCATTTAAAGCATCCTGGTCTCCTCTTAAACCATCTGCTTCATTATCCCAGTGTTCTATAACTCCGACGTCTATAACGTCCCCTAATGGACCCAATACTGTTTCCTTAGGCGTGTTAAATACAGGCATACCATACTCATCTATAAAACCCTCGTAATTCCATTCCATTGGAATAAATAAAGAATATAAACCAGATGCTGTTTGTCCGTTCCTGTTTCTTTTTGTTACATTAGAATTTCCATATAACTTTTTAAAATTAGCTCCCCCTTTATCTAAAGCATTCGAGGTTGAACCCATCATACACTTGCCGATGATCCTAGAGCCCAAACGTAAACACGTTTTTGTTACTCGCCAGTTATTTAATATATTATCTGGCCTCTCCCACTTTCCGCTTTCGTCGTGTACTAGTAGTTTTAGTTTCTCTCCGTCATAGGAGTTGTCTCCTGTGTTTTTCCAGTCAATGGTCGTGTCAAGTCCTTCGAGTAGCTCTTGGTCTTGTTTGTTTTGAATCGATTTTCTTGTAAGCCTCGAGGCCGGTATTCTGTAGGCCAATTCGGTCTTTGGTCGGTCCATACCGTCTTGTATCGGTTTGAAAAAGAACGGATAATTGACAGATATGGGTACGACTTTATCCGTGAACATTTTCTTCGCATCGGAGCCAGATTTGGACAATATCCCAAACCGTGCATCACTTGATATTGTGGCCATGTTGACCGTCTCTCCTGAAGCCATAAACGAAAAACCTGAACGTCTGTTCTTGAGATAAGACATGCCGTAACACCTGTTGTCTGCTTTGCAAGCCTCCCAGAAGATAAAGAATAGTCTATTGGCTTCCCTAAAGTCTGGTCTCCCAACGTCAATCTTACTCCACTGCAAGTACATAAAGTGAGTGCCAGTAATGTAAGTAGCCACGCCTTTATTATTGAACCAATGGCCTTCGTCCCTGTTTTTGAATTGTTCATCTATATATGGTTCCCATTTATTCTGAAATTCCTCAGGGTATTCCCTCCACTCAAATACGCTTTGTATTTGCTTTAATTCTTTAGGGTATTCTTCGGCTTTCCATTTGTTATTAGTTTTGTCTATTTTAGACGGAGCTTTAGGTAATGCTATTTTTAGCCCTTGTATATTATATACTTCGCCTATTTGACCCGTCTTGCTTATAACAACTATATCGTGTTCCTTGTTATAACCGTACTCCCATTTTTTTGTTTTATTTAACCTGGATATTGTGGTTAATTTAATAGGGGTTACTATACTATATAACGATTGCTCGTACATTATTTAGATCGTTTTTCAGCAAACCCTTGAAAAGCTTTTTTTTCAACTTCTTCTTTAGGTTTGTTGTTCAGCATATCTTCTTCCTCTTGTATTCTAGTGAGTATTTCAAAGGCATCAAATATAGCGAGCTTTTTTGTGGCGGCAGCATTCTTAAGTCTGTCAGCTGATATATCATCGCCTGAGTCAACGATCTTTTCCCCTGCTACCTTTATTAATTCCTCAACTGCTCTATGTCCAGCTTGGATTATATTCTTCTTCGTTTCCTTGATGTTCATATTTGATTGTAATTGATTTGGTGGGTACTCTATAAACTCTATCTTTATCGATAACAAATTCATATTCCGCCCCTGGCTTAAAGCCAATTAAGTCTCCCTCAGCTACGCTTTGCAGCTCTGGATCCTTACTATATAAAATTCCAACACCCTCTTTTTCAAAGTCAGTTGAAAACATCTTTGTTTCTTTAATTGGTTTAACAAAGTTAAAACCTTCTCTGCTCATCCATCCGCAGCAACGCTTATAGGCGTAAACCTGCCCGTCATCAGCAAAATAAATATTGTCCTTATAATAAGACTTACTGTTTTTTTCAACGCCTCTAATGTCTTTAAAACGTCTAAACACATTGTGATGAACTATTACCTCATCACCAACTTCAATATCTGTTTTAATTTCAGAGGGTACTGCTATTACTTTACCAACTCTATTTGAGTAATTATGGTTATGCAATTCAGTATTTAAAATAAGCTCGTTACCTTCTATATTTTTTTTGTTGTTGTATCTTTCTCCTACTGGTTCTATAATAAAATCATATAGAGCCTTCATTAATACTGGAGATCATATTCTATGGCAATAGCCATATTCTTATTAAAATCTTTCCAAGGTAGAACCTCGTCTTTTTTCTTTATATATATTGAGTACTTTGAATCTTCTTCAATTATATTAGCTATAATATGACCACCATACACTTCCTGTCCAACAGAGTAGTGCATGGCGTCAGTTTTATAGTCTCTGCCGATACTAATTTTCCGTATCAACTTCCTCTTCTTTGATATCACCTGTTTGGATATCTACAGATACTTGACCGTACACTTCCTCTAATTGCTTTTGGATTTCTGCAAGTTTTACCTTAGCGTCTTCCATAGAATGCAGCAGCTCGTGCTTCTGAGCCTCTATACCTCCTATTTGCAATTGAATACCGTTCATTGCGTTCACTGCTTCTTGTAATCCTTTTAATTCTTCTTGTGTTAACTTTTTTGACATTTGATTTAATTTAATTGTTATTACTTATATTATTAATTACGTGTTATGCATGATAGCTACTTTATGGTCCACAGGATCTTTGAAATGCCCAAAGAGTTCCTTGCGGCCCTGTTACTCTAGCGGTAACAAATGGTGATGTTTGATAATCTGCTGTAGTATAAACCCACCAAACTAGCTGTTGGTATGGAGCGACTAAAGGGTTTGCATTTCCTGTTTCTAAAGTATAAGCATTAGCTCTAGTTGGAATAGTGCCTTTACTTACTCCTATGAACTGATCTATATTAAGGGTTTGCGCTGGTGTAGGTACGAGATTTCCAGTGGAAACAGTACCGTATACGTTATCAAAACCACCCGCATTAGGGGTTGTCATTCCAGAAGTGGCAACTTTTGTCCCGTTAGCGTTTCCATGAATTATTTCTAACTTGTCTGGACGGCTTTGAGCATTAAACATAATAGTTATAACTCCCCCGGAAGGATCCAAAGCTATAGTATTATCTGTTATACCCGGCCCGCCTGGTAAAGCTACTGCATTGCAAGGAAGTCCTGTATCATTTCTATCTGGCCACCACACACCGTTTAATATTGCAGACCAATTCATTATTGAATAGCTACAATATCCGCAACCGTAGTGTTAACTCCTGTTACAATAGTATTAACTATACAAGGTAAAAAGCTACCGTTTGGAATGTTTTTAAATACCACAGGAATATCTGGTGATCCCATTAAGGTAACCTCTATGTCTCCCCCGCTGCCTAAATATAATGCGCAGTTTCTAACATTTGTAGTTCCTGCGACAACTGGAAACGCGTTTGTTCCAAAGTCTGGTTGATTGTTAAATTGTCCCATTTTTTATTATTTATTACTTGTTATTGATTTTGCTTTTTCCCAAGTTCTGCCTACAAAGTAAGCACCGTAAACTGTGACTAGCAATGTTTGAAATATTGGTATATATTCTTTAGCTAACGCAAACTCTCCGATGTTACCATCAAAGAAAGCTAGAGACGTAAAGATTACAGTTAGATATATTAGGATCATTGGTCTAATGTTTTTACTTAAAAAACTATCAGACTTCATATCTGCTTCCCAACGCTTGCTAACCTCTAATTGAGCTTTAGTATCTGCGTCTTCTAATATCTGCTGTATTTGTTTCTTTACTTCTAACCTTTCTTCTTCGGTTGTGGTAAGCTTGTCAATGACGTTACCAATCTCTTTGATAACGCCACCGGATAGCCATTGTAGTATCTTCTTCATTTATGAAGGATCAATTGCGTTTGCTGATTGAGAATAAATGGAGCCTTTTCTTTTTGACAGTCTAGCCTTCTTTTTCTCAATAGCTTTCTCTTTTCTTAAGGCTTTCTTTTCGTTTCCTTTTGCTCTTGCGATATCAGCTTTATTTTGCTTCTTATCTATACTCTTGTTCTTTCTAGCGTCTTTCTTAGTAGTTGTTTTTTTAGTTGTTTTCACAACATCTACTGAAACTTTATTGTCTATAGACACGGGTTTTGCTGTAATAGTGCTAACTGGTTCTGCTTTCTTTCTAGCTACCTTAGTTGTGCTATCTTGCTTCCATCCGCGTTTTGTATATTCATCTCTACGAGCTTGACTACCCACCTTGAAGTTTTTCATGTTAGTCTTATACTTCTTAGAGCTATTATCTGTAGAGCTATCACCTGTAGAACTATCGCTTGTAGAACTATCGACTGTAGTTTTTATTTTTTTAGTGTCTCCCTTAGCTTTAGATAGTGCGTATGACTTTGCTGTATACCCTTCTGTTAATTTAGGATTTTTTTTAGAATCATAATCAAAAAGATTTTTTTCAAATTTACTAATAGACTCACCTTGACGCCTGTAGTCACGAGCAGCAATATCTCCAGCTCTACCGCTTTTTCGGTACTCTTTAGCAATATTACTTTTATTGGAATCCTGACTTAATAAATTGCTTCGGTAATCAGTTAACTTTTTGTTATAATTAGCCTTATTTTCTGACGCTTTTTTTGCTTTGGCTTCATTTGCTGCAGTAGTTTTAGCTAATTGATTAGCTTCATATGCTTTAGAAAAATCTTCACCTGCACTAGTTTGTTTATTCGGGCTTGGCGCTTTCATTTTCACAGGCGCTCCCACGTTTAGTAGAGGCTGCGTAATACCGCCTTTGGTAGTCCTTTTAATCTTTGCCGTTATTGGTGTTAAATTGTAACTCATTGTTTTGTTTTATTTTTTATATGGAAATATTTCGTTTAATTTGTTTTTCCTGTGCTGGCACCCGCACGGAATGTTTAAACCTTTAGATATTACATCTACTGCAGTTTTGACTCCTGTAGCTTTGGTTATTTTTTCTACTGTGTCACCTAGTCCTTTAGATTTCATTATATTATTATTTTAGCAATTCCATTTATCTAAGGCTAGCTTCTTTCTTGTTGGTTTCCCATTCGGCTTTTTCATAGGACCCTTTACGCCGCTCATTCTAGCACAGAAAGACTTTCTACGATTAGCCGCTTTGCTACCCTTCTTTAATTTTGAAGGTTTAGTTGTAACTGCTGTTTGTAGTTTTGATCCAGGGTTTTCCCTTTTGTAAGCATCAACACCTTTTTGGTTAAGCCCGCCTGTTTCTGATTGGCCTTCTTTTCTAGACCAAGCCCCGCTTTTTTTAAACGGGGAGTTTTGAATATATGCCATAATTTATTTTTTACCGTAACCTTTCATTTTGAAGCCTGATCTCATTTTACCTGCACTAGCAGCTTTGCTCGCTAACGCTCCCACAATAGCTTTGCCTGCTATAGCCGCTAATGGGCCTAATTTAGCGGGTGTTTCAGGAGCCGCTTTAATTGAGTCTTGTAAGTGTTGAGGTAATTTACCTTGGTTGCCTTTTAGCTTTTTAGTAGCTGGGCTTTTACCCTGCATTTTATATGCGGAAGGTTTCATGCCGGCAGGCGAGTCCGGCGAGTCCGGCTCAATAGCCTTATCCCCTGAGGTAGTTATATTATTTTTTTTAGCTAACCTTTTTAGTCTTGCTCTTTCTGTAGCAATTAATTCAGGTTTCGACATATCTGCGGTAGTGTCAGTCCTATCTGTATCCCGCCTTGTTTTTTGACCAATAGTTTTGCCAGATCGCATTACTTCGGATTGGTTGTCTGCAGCAGCTTCGAAATCTGATATTTCACGGCGGTTCTCCTCGGCTTTAGCTTTTAGCTTAGCGTCTTTAATAAATTGCCTTTTAGCTTTACCTTTAAGTTTCGTGCCTTTTACATAATTCCCATCTTCGTCAAATGTCCCACCACCTTTAGCTGTATTTTTTGCTTGTTTAATTTTAGCTTGTCTGGCTAATCTATTTTTAAATTTAGTTTGCCTACCTAATTGCCTGGCGTCAAAGTTGGTCTGAACCTGCCCTTCTCTCTTTTTTGCTGTTTGAGCTTCTACATCTTCTCCTTCTTCTATGCTAGTAGTGGTGACTTCTTTGGTACCTCCACCTTCAAATTTATGAAAACCAGAACAACCAGGGGTTCCTTCGGGTTTGCCTTCGCAATACGCTTTTTGCTTAGCCCACTCTTCTGCTTTTTTCCCTGTAGCTAATTCCCCTTCAAATTTCTCAGTGGGACCTGTTACTACGGTTTCTTTTTTCTCTACTTCTATATCTTCTCCCGCACCTACAATAGACGTAGGAGGTAAATTGCCTCCTTGCTGAGCAGATCTTATTGCTTCTTCTTCTGTTTGTTTGAGAGCTGAAGTCTTTAATATAGCGGAGCGTTTAACTCTGCTTGTGATTGGTAAGTTCATGTTATATTATTAATTAGTTAGTTTCTACTTTTGGAGTTACTTATACGTCGGGAGTATCATCTGTTACTTCGATAGCTGCATCGCTTTGCCCTTTAGGTTTTTCAGTTTCTTCTTTCTCTTTAGCCTCAGGAGTTGACGTACCGCCCCCGCCTCCTTTGAAAGCTTTTTCTACCATTCCGCCGTAATCAACAAATGCTTTTGAATTTTGAACATCAGCTTCCCCGCTAACTAGTCCCATATTCATTTTACACGCGCTAGACGCTTTACTTGTAATTGATCTTGCTTTATATGCCATAATTATTGTTTTTTGTATGCTTCTCTTTCCCAATCAAAGTCACCACCTTCTTCAGCGCTTTTACCGGTTTGTTTATCTATTAGTTGTCCATTTTCTCTTTGGTATACTCTAGCTGGTGATTTAGTATCTTTTTTCCAAGTCACTGTGTTATCATCATACTGTAATCTACCTTGACCCATCTGATCTAAGTGCACTTTCTCGTGACTAACCGCTTCTTTCTTTGCTTTGCCTTTTAATGACTTATCTATAAATATAGTGCCATCATTATTAGCTTCGCCTAAAATACCACCTTCTAATGTTTTCTTAAAAACAGGTGTATTGTAAGTTGAGGTTTCTTTGTCTATGCCAACAAGATCTGTAAATTCTTTTAATCTAAAGCCCATTATCTATCTTTATCTCTTATCATATCGTCAATAGCTTTATTAAAAACTTTGTCCGTATATGTTTTGTTTTTATAAAAGACACTGGTTGTTGCTATTGGTAAATCTTCCTCCGCTAGCAATATCCTGTATATTCTATTTATTAATCTTTTGCCTTTTGATGATACTTTATATACAGCGTATTTAGAAGACTTACGGTTGCGCTCTTTAAAAACATCGATCCAATCGTTGCGTCTTAAGCGTTCCCATCTGTTCTTATCCCAACTATAAGTGTAGGTGCCATCAATAAAATCATTACGTGTAAACAGTTCTTTGCAATCTAAGTAAACAAGTAATTCAAGATCGGCGTCTTTAAGATCATAAGTTTTACAGGCCCATCTTCTGACAAGCCTGTAGTACTTTAATAAATTTATATCTCTAAGATCTGCTCCTGTGAGTCTCATTCAACAATTACAACGTCTCCAGCAGTAATGACAACATGGAATTTCTCTTTCCATTCAATACCAAATCCGGCGTGTTTATCATATCTGATTATATCACCTTCTTTAATCCCTGTAACTTTATCACCAGCACTTATAACTTTACCCTTTAAGTACCTAATGTCGCTATCCTGCTTTTCAGTTAATTCTATACCGCCTATTTTCTTAGGCGCTTCTTTTATCTTGTCTATGACAATGTAGTAGTTAATCGCTTTCATTATGCTAATCTTTTATTACTGATTACACAATCGGCAGAGATGATAGTTGTTACAACACTTACAGCATTTTTAAGCGCTGATTTCGTAACAAGCACAGGATCAATAATTCCTGCTGTTATCATATTAACTTCTTTACCAGTTTTAACATCGATGCCCCTGTTCTTGATTGAGGGCTTTTTAATTTCAACAATTCCTGCATTATCCAGGATTGTATAATAAGGTGACTTAATAGCTTCAAATAATATCTCTTCGCCTTTATTCTTAGGTTTCAAAGTATTAGCTGCATTAAGTAAGGCAATTCCCCCGCCAGCTACGATACCTTCTTTATAAGCCGCTTTCGTGGCGTGGATCGCATCTTCAACTCTATCTTTCTTTTCTTTTAGCTCCACAGCTGAATCTGCTCCTACGTAAACAAGTCCTACTTTTCCAGTTAACATTGACAAGCGCTGCTCTAGTTTCTTTCTAAAAAACGGATTTGTTTCCGCTTCAAGCTTGCTAGTAACATCTGCTACTCTATCAGAAATATCAATTGCCTCTGAAATTTGCAACACAGTCGACTTATCGTCAGTCACTGCTTTGATAGCTGAGCCTAGTACTTCTGGGTCTATTAAATCCAAATCATCGCCTAGCTCTTCGTTTATAATCGTAGCTCCTGTTAATAAAGCTAAATCTTCCATAGTCTCTTGTCTTGTTGGGCCAAACCCAGGTACATCAACTACGTTTACTTTTATATTGCCTTTTACTTTATTCGATAGCAATGTAGCATACGGCTGCTGCTCTACGCTCGCAACTATAAGCAAACTCTTTTGAGTCTTTATAACGTGTTCTAAGACACTTTGTATTTTTCTTATATTAGGAATAGGGGAAGATACAATAAGCACGTAAGGATCGTCTAAAACAGCCGTACCTTTATCTTTGTCTGTAATTAAATGAGGGGATTTTAATCCACTATCAAATTGAACGCCTTCAACAAAATCAACATAAGTTTCATTTGTGTCAGACTCTTCCATCAATACAATTCCATTTTTTCCAACTTGCTCGTAAGCTTCTCCAATTTTAGTCCCAAGTTCTTTGTCGTTGTTACAGCTAATGAT